ATAGGCATCTTTTGTTTCTGCCATTTGTGTACTCTTTTGTGTACGCATCTTAATTTTGCCCGTTTTCGGATCAGTGTATTCCTCAATAACCTCTTTATAGGATACCTCTCCTGTAAGAGGGTCGATTTTACCCGAACCCTTTCTCTTGGTTATCTGGGTTTCAGACTTTGCACGGGAGATAAGGGTAGATGCACCCTCATGATAGTTTCCGTTTTCGTCGGTACGTCCTTGATAAAGTTTTTTAAGTTCTGCAATTCCGTTGTCCCTCTCACTCTGTTTATAATCAAGACTATGTTTTTCAGCGTCTATGACAACCATAGAATGTCTTACAGCTCTTGCCAATTCATCATTTGTTGCACCTTTTAAAGTCATGTCTGTAATCAGATTTGAAATTTTACCCATTTCAGTTTGGGTATTCTTCATTTTCTTAAAAGTTCCTTCTTTTCTGCCACCGTATTCAAGTTTTGGATCAAAGTCTTTCAGACCTTCAAGCTGTGGCGTAGAAGTTATTCTGACATTTGATTTCGGACTGTTACAAGGAATTACCATAACAGTATCTCCGTCAAAATCTGCACCCGACAATCTCTCTGCGACTTTACTGCTTATTCCGACAGCGTCTTTTGCATTCGCTCCAAGAACGTTCTTTCCTTCTGCTAATTTATTATTCACTTTGAGAATAGGAATTTCAAAAGTTCCTCCATGTGGGTATCTTATCAGAGCAACTGTTTCTCCGTTTTCATAAGTCGGTGCATATACTTCATTCTCGCTTATCGAAGTCATAGGAAGTATGACTTTGTACTTCTGTCTTGGTAATGCAGCGGCTTTCAAATGTACAGCGGCAGCGTCACAATCGCTTGCAAATCCCTCCAACAGTTTCTTTTTAACTGTCGGATTTGTCAAAGAACATATTTCATCATACTCGGACATCTTATCTTCATAAGTAAGTTTAAGTTGCTTTTTAATAAGGTCTTCGGGCTGTTTTGAAAGAAACTGTGACGGCAATTTATCGTCCCAATTATCCCAATCACCCTCATCAGACTTTTTATTTATCAAAGACAAATGCTTTTGACCGTTTTCATCTTCATACTCACTCTGACCGTTGGCTTTTATCAAAGTTCCAAAAGGATTTTCGGGGTCGTTCTTTATCTTTTTGAGAACCTCTTTCATAGGCTTGTCCGAGGTTTTATTCGTGTTGAAACGCACATCAATTCCGTCGGGCAAATCATCAGCATAAACCGCCATGCCTTTCAGATAATGCGTTCCGTCAACAAGTATTCTGACCTGGGCATAATGGCTTTCACCCAAGTCCAAATCTTTTACTCCTCTGCGAAGTTCGATAACTCCGTCTTTCTGTAATCCGCCATTTTCTGCATAATTTATCATAAGACGTTTGGAATCAAGACTTGCAGGATATTTGAATGTTTCAAAGGATTCTCCGCCATCTCTTGAAGTATAATCAGTTAAAGAGTGTACATTCTCATAATTATAGACTTCGTTATGTTCCGTACCGGGAGGACAAATAACTTTTAAATTTGTCTGTTTGCCCGGATTTGTAGCCTGTGGAACTCCCACGCCATATATCGGATAGCCCTCCAAATTCAGAATATAAAGTGCCTGATTAAGCCTTTCTTTTGAAATACCCAATTCCCTTTCAGAACCTGCACCTACATCAATCATTCCTTTTTCATCAATGATTTTCTTTAAGGCATTTGCAGTTTTTTGAGCTTCATTCATCTTTGCCTCCGAACTCGCATTCAAAAGCGACCTTACAGAACTGTCGTTATTAAAGCCCATTTCCCTTGCTATCTCGTTCAAAGAATATCCCCTTGACCTCAAAGATTTTGCTTGCTCGACCTGCAAGGCACGTCTTTCATTTTTAGCAATAGACACCAATGTACGAAGTTCCGTAGTATTACTTAATCCCATTTCCTGAGCAATCTCTTTTTCACTCTTGCCCTGCTTTTTCAGCTCATCAACACGGCTTTTGAAATCTCCGCTGTGCTGATATGGTGTTTCGCCCGACCCCCACGGATATCTGCCCGAATGTCTTTTCGTTCCGTAGTGCATTAACTCATCCATAAATTCCTCTAAAATGAAATTCATAACTTATCACTCCTGCTCCTTGATTTTATTGATTATCTTATCGAAAGTAATAATTTTGTCCATTATCGGAACTATGTCCTCTGTACTCGGATTGTGAAATATAATTTCATCATTCTGATAAATCCTCAACTCCATATTGATGTCGCAAGGCTTCATATCGTACTCCAAACAAAAAAGAGCAGCATATATTTCAAGCTGCTCCATGTGTGCATGTGTAACACCTGTTTTTAAATCGTGTATTCTCAACAGTCCGTTACGAAATGATATAGTGTCTGCCGTTCCAAAGCAGTTTCCCGAATAGTACAATATCTGTTCGGGCGTCATTCTGTAACCGATTGCGTCATTAACGTACATATTCAAAGTTTTCTGCGATTTGGGAAGTTTCTGTCCGAGAGTAATACACTGTGCCGCAAAATCGTGAATGACAGTTCCCTTTTGTGCAGCCATGTACTTATTGTAGTATTCCGCAACCTTTTCCTCATCATAGTTTATCCAGTGATACTTGCTCGCACTCAAAAGAGCGTGCTGTCCTTTAAGTGCAAAATGCTTGTTGAAGTTCATTTAATACTTCCTCCTTATTTTCGGGATATATAAATCTTGCAAACGACATTTTGTCAAGCAATCCTATGTAATAATCCTGATTAGGCTGATGTGTCGCATTACTCTCTTTTTTGCATTCGAGAACCGCCCACTTGTCTTTATATAATACCGTCAAATCGGGGATACCCTGTATGTAATTACAGTCATTTTTCATAACGATACAATCAGGAAACATTTGTTTCAAAGTCTTTATCAAACCCGACTGAAATTTGTTTTCAAGCATTCGGCTCACTCCCTTTACACAAAAATATAAAGAGAAAGTGCATATTGCCTCTCTCTTCATAAAAGAGCATGTATTTTTTGCGAACCCCCAAATAAAAAAGAAGCCTATGCCTTTTCAAGCACAGACTTCAAAATTCACATAGTTTTGCTTTGACCTTTAATCGTCATAATCATAAAATTCGTCATAGTCATCAAAATCGGAACCGTCATCAAACTCAATATCAATGCCCGAGAGCCACAGGTAATACGAATCCTCATGCGTTGACATTCCGCACTTATCGCATACAAAACATATATCGCCCTCATACTTCATGGCATTCTTTGCACCGCAATACATACAGTCACCCGACTGAACGGTTCCTTTCATTCTTTCAATAATCTCGTCGTAATCAACCTCTTCCTCGCCCTCGTAGAGTTCCGAATAGTCAATTCCGCTGTCATCTCCGTTATCAAAGATGAACTCTTTTTTCTTACTCAATTTATTTATCTCCTTTCACTGAACTCTGTAAATATCATACATCATTCAGCCTTTAATGTAAAGAGATAAAAAGCCGCTTTATCATCTCCTCCATAATATAACTTGTAAATTTTACGCAGTCTTTACATACACTTCGCCTTTGGCATTTATGTAATACTCTTTTTTCTCGGCGGGCATACGCAGAGAACCGCTCAGCATTTTTCTCATTTCGGAATTACCGCTGTCGTGCAGCGTTTCAAGCAATTTATCAATATCCGCCAAATGCTTTTCTTTGTCGGGAATTTTATAAAACAAATTCTCACCGTTATTGATATTGCCCTGCAATTTTGCAAATGCTGTCAATATCATCTTTTCGCACTTGTCTATATATGCAGTAACATCTTTTTCAACGTATGCGAGATAGTCACTGTCAAAATTCTGGGCATAGTAAACTTCAAGCAGATTGCTCGTCAAATATAAATTCATGGACAGTTCCAAGACCTGCTCCAATTTGAAAGCCTTGTCTATGTCTTTTACAACATCGGCATTTTTGCTTATCGTATGTGTCAAGTCATTCAAATAGAATTCACAGTCCTTAACGGCAATTTTTCTTGCTTCCTGCAAAGTGCTTATGGTAGCAATCTTCTGAGCCTCATTTGACATCAACGCATTGTAATTCTGATATGCATATCTTGTAAAGTTTACGTTGGCTATCAATTCGGCTTTCTTGTCGTCATACAGAAATTCAAGTATCTTGTCAATATCCATTTTCATAACATTCAGCTTGTTATTTATTTGCGACAAAAAATACTGACTTGTTGCAACGGACATAACCGTGAACGTTGATAACACCGCTGTCTGCAATGTCAGACTTCCGACTACATCAGCTTGATACAGCGGTACCTGCATGGCAAATTTTCCGTCCGTACCCCTCAGAGTATTTCCGAAACCGTCTTTCAAATTCGTCAGTGTATACGGTATACCATTAGGCACTCTCATTACATAATACGAATAATTACTTACACTTGACAAAGCCATAGCACTATTTGCCGCAACCGTCATCATAGGCAGCTGACTTGCAAATCCGCTTAATCTCATCTGCTGACTTCTCGTCATACTCAACTTTTTGTATTTCGGGTTATCCTCAATATCCTTAATGTCACAGGGCTTGATTTCAAAATCTCCGTTTTTCTGTAACTCCTGCAAAACCTTTTCCGCTGCAAGAGAAAGTTCATTTTTATTCTGCTCAGACATTTTTTACTCCTCCAAAAATATAAATTCGTTGAGAATATTATACAACATCATTTGCAGAATTAAAAGCCCCTTTTTCTATTATTTGAGGTGAAATTTTGCTTCTGCCCACTTGCCCACTTTTTTTCTTATATTATTATATATTTTTTATTTTTATTATATCGTGTATATATAAAAAAAAGTGGGCAAGTGGGCAGAGGCTCAAAAAAGCCCTATTTCAAGCTATTTTTTACTGCCCACTTTTGTTTTTAAAAGTGGGCGAAAAGTGGGCAAGTGGGCGAGAAATTCTATAATTTTCTCATATTTTTCATTATTTTCACCTCAAAAATTCGTCTTGCCCACTTTTCTGCCCGGTTTTGCCCACTTTCTGCCCACTTTCATTTTCAAAAGTGGGCAGAGATTTTACCGCCAAATTCGACCTGTTTTCTTATTCACAAGCGTTATTCTGCCCTCAATTTCAAACCCTGCCAACTCACAAATATCAAAAATCGTATGTAAAAGTTTCTGAAATTTCTCGTCTTCCTTATCGACATTTTTGATTGCTTGATACGCAGTAAGGTCTGTATAACCCTCCGAATTTTTCACTCAGTCTTCCCTCCCGTCCGCACTCATTTCCTCAATATCAATGCCTAAGTCTTTCAGCTTCAATGTACATATCCATATGCCGTCATCTTCCTCAAGCTGATAACGTTCAATGAGTTCATCTACAACAGGGTTGAAATTATAATAAAACTTCTTCAGACGCTGTACGCCAAATCCCAACTGTTCATGCAGCTGCCACAATACCATAGCTTCCAATTCGTTTTTATGCTTTCTGTCGTACTCAGCCATCTGTCTTTTGATTTCCATATTCAAGGCTTTTCTCTCTGCGACAGTAAGGTCTGCTCCAAATATCTTTCTGCCCGATTTCTTAACTCTCATAAAACATACTCTCCTTAGCGAAAAACATAGGTACAGCTATCGTCAGTATGAATGCAAATGCCGTACAGTCACCGTCAACGAGTGTTGAGCTATATCCCAACAGTGCAAGTACCACTGCCATTATTTTATTTTTTATCGAACCTTTCATTTTTAAATCTCCTTTTAAATATCAAAAAAACAAAAAGAGGAAGTTCCGCTATAGAACTCCCCCTCGATTTCGGTTTAGCAATTATTTCTTATTTACGCTCTTTCGTCACATTCTGAATTACAACGCCAAGTATCGAATCGGGCTTAAGATTTCCGTCAAGTTTCATCATTTCCTCGCCAAGTTTGCCGATATTTTCAAGTTATAAGATAGAATTGCTCTCCATTAAAGGATTTGAATTTTATGCGTAAAAATATGAGGATACCCTTTCGAGTACCCCCATATATCAAGCATATTTACTTTTAACACTCAGCCAAAATATCTTTTTATAAATTTTTCATCTATACTGTCAGCACTGATTTCTTCAAGGGGTTCATGTTTTAATGCCACTGAACCCACCTCATGCGTTGAGAATTTCACGAATTTGTTCGTCACTCATACCTCTTCTACGCATTTTTTCAACGATTTGGTTCATACCTTTCTGGATACCTTTTTGAATGCCCCTTTCCTCACCCGTCAAATATCCACGCTCATAATTTTCTTCCATAAGCGTATTATAATCATACAAAGCCTTTTGACGTGCAGTGTATTCAAGACGTTTTTGCTGGTCAGCACTGATTTCTTCAAGAGTTTCATAAGCAGTTTTCAAGTATTCATTCTCTTTTGATAACATCTCAAACTCCTCCTTATCCTCCGCTTTAATGAACTTTATCCAGTCATAAAGGTCTGTGCCGTCATCGGTCTTGGGTAGTTTCGGAAGTTCTACTATATGTATCTCCATAATATCAGTGTATTTGATATGCTCTGTGTCCTCTCTCAAATGATACACTGTATGAAAACGCTTGGTTTCTTTCATATACTCAAAGTCGAGAATATTTATTCCGATACACTTCTTTATGTTAGTGTACTTCTTATTTATCCCGACCTGCTCAACAAGCATTTTCGATACATAAAATGTACTTCTGTCAGCCCATGCCGACATATAGGCAAGCTGTATCTCAATATCAATTTCTGTGTTGTCGTTCATAGTAAGTCTGACATCAAGAATGCCCTGCTTTTCGTCTTCATGAATTTTCGGCAGGTTTGTATTCAGTAAAACTGTCGATTTTACACTTTCGGGCGAAATATCCAGAACGGCACTGATAAAACCTTTACGAACAATATCATTTCTCATAAGTTCCTTAAAAGCAAAGTCAATTTTTGGCGACATTATGAAATTATCCATTGTCATCATCTCCTACAATTATTTTACCACAATCCACTTACTTTTTCAACAGATTTTTCAAATATCATTCTCTTTCCTGTTTATACTCAACTCAGTTTTGAACCCGTTAGGATAACGCTTTCTCAACTTATCGACATTCATCTGAAATATCTTCTCCAAGTCGTAACCGATGGCGTCTGCACTCACTGCAAGATACCATGCAATATCACCAAGTTCTTTGGCTATATGCTCTTTATCGAGTTCATGCCCCTGAAACAAGTGCTTTTTCAGAATATCAATAGCTTCTCCTGCCTCACCGTTCAAGCCCATAAGACCGTTTAATATACGAGGATATGCATTATTTCCTCCTGCTTCTGCCCTCAATGCGTTCTGCTGGTACTCGTTAATTGTCATTTACATCACCTCTTAACGTTATTATCTCACTCAACGGCAAACCCTCTATCCACTTACAAAAATCTCTCCATTCATCAAGTTTATGGTCTTTTCTGCTGTGATAGATGTTAGCCAGCACTTCATAATTCAGCATGACTGTTCTTTTTTGGTTATACGAGGACGGTAACAACTGTATCATCTGCCACCAATATTTTTTGTTTTTGGTTTCCGAATATAAAGAACGAGCCCTATTCAATTCGTCCAATATATAGACAAAAGTATTGTATGTATGAATATCGTCCTCCAAATGTTCACACGAAAAATCGTCAAGCGTAAACGGCTTTTCGTGTATTTTATGCATGGTCGAACAACTATTAGCCACCGTCCCGACTTTATATGTATCAAAAATATCACTTATCCTTTCGTACTATAAAAACTTGTTTCATTGAATTTTTTCTTATTCATCAATGCCTTACTGATGGCAAGGTCTATCCCCGAACGGCTTTTCAGGTGATAGAAATATAAATCATGGTAAGGCGTATTTAACCTGTCGATACGTCCGCTTGCCTGCACCATCACCTTATATGAATAATTTTGTGAGTAAAATATAATGGTATCGGTTTTTATGCAGTTCCAACCCTCTGCACCTGCCGTATATTGTACCAAATATATCCATTTATCGCTCTCGGGTATGGGCTGATGTGCATGTCCGTTCCACCCCGCTACCTCGACATTTTCACCGTAATATAAATTTTTCAATATAATCAGCTCATAGTCAAAGTTATAGAATATAATTGCTCTCGGGTGCTTTTCCAAAAGTTCAAGCAAAGCGGTCTGTCGGCTTTCATCTTCATTTACAGCTCTACGCAACGCATAACAATACTCTCCTGCGTTCTGTATCGGCTCATTTTTCCATATATCCCAGCGATTTCGGCATATATCTTTATACTTACTCACGTCATAGCCGACATAAATATCTTCATTATGTGATACAGTCTGACGTTTGAAGTCCATGTTCACCAAAATATTATTCCTCAAACGAATTAAACGTCCCGTATTCAAATATCTGTCAACAACAGGAAATTTTGTAAACCGCTTATATACTATATGCTCACGGGCAAACTCTGTTTTATTCTTATAAAAGCCGTTTGCTATGAATACGGGAATGTAGTCCTCCCACTTATCTCCCGGAGTGGCTGACAATAATATCCATTGGTTATTTTTGGTTATCGTCAAAAACGACTTCACCCATGCCCCCGAACCGACTACCCTTTGTTCGTCAAATATAAAAAATGCATTCTTCACGTCTGTATATTTTTTGATATTGTTCCAGCTGTCTATGGCAACCTCGTTTTGATATAAATTTACCTCTTTATTCGTCGAGAGCAAAAAGGGGCTTAATTCACTCTCCCATTCAAACGTGTCACGTTTTCGGGCAGTGGTGATAATATATAAGTCTTGTGGCGGGTCACCCATAGCTATGTAATTTTCTGTGAATAATGCTCCGTCATTCTCAATATAATAGTATGCAAGGGCGGTGCGGGACTTTCCGCTACCGACACCTCCGCATAATATACACCCGTTTTTCATCTGTCTGACGGCTTTTTTCTGATAGTCATACAAATCTATTCCTAACATACCCGACCTCAAAACAACGGTATTTCGTCATCCGGAAATTCCTCTCCGGCATATTTATCCGCAAAGTCATCTTCTTCGATAACGGCATACATTGTTTTTAAATATGCCTTTATGCCCGACTTTCCGCCGACCTCCCAGCAATACGGTCTGATGACTAAGTCGATGTTGGTTATATCGGCATCATCAAGATTTTTGATACTATCTTTATCAAGCAAGGTTTTCTTTTTTCTCGTAACCATATAGACCTTTGGGGGAAAATTATCATATTTCACAGCCACAGGAATATAATAACGTTGCTCCTCGTCTTCGTCACGGCGTTTGAGAGGTTTGACCAGCCAACCTATATTTTTCAGTTTTTCTGCTTCATCGACATTATCAATAACAACACCGAAGTTTCTGTTGCCCTTACGATTGAACTCGGTTTCTCTTCCCTCAAAATTTCTGAATATAATTTTCGCATTCTCAATAACTAAATTATTTACATTATTTCTCATTTTTATAATCTCCTTTCTTAAAACGGCAATATACCGTTATTGTTTTTGTCATAGGGGGTGTCCGACACAAACCACTCGAAATCCCCGTACTGTTCGATACTTTTCACTGCTTTGTCGCAAAGCGTCTGATAATAGGTTTTGTCTATGCAGTCCTCTTTTTCAAGCACCTTCACCATTTCGGCTTCAAGCCATCTGTAACCCTTTGCACCCGTGGCGGAATAGTATTTTCCGTCTTTCTCACGGCATAAAAGTCCTCCTCCGCAACCCGATTTTATGGGGCAAAAACTTCCGACCTTCCCGATAAAGTGATAATTATGCTCATTTTCATCAAGATTTTCATTCAAATCCAAATATAATGCCGTGCTGACCGATTTCGTTTCGCACATATCCTCAAAGTTAATTTTTTCTTTGCTGAACAGGCTCTTGAATATATAAGGCACTTGGAATTGTGTGCCTGTTGCTGTCCATTGACCTGTTTTTTTACCGTCTTTGTAACGGGCGATATATACAGCGTCATTCACCAGACACATTCTGTCATAGGTCGCCTCATGCTCGAAATTATAGCCGTATTTTTTTCCGTAGTCCATGACAAAATTTATGATTTTCTCGTCAGCGTCGGGAATTTTAATGCTGTCGGTTTTGATATGGGCGACGGTATATCCCAAATTTTGGACTTCATGCTTTAAATTTATCATAAACAATGCCCCTCGTTTCGCAACGATATTATCAATATTTCTCTTGTCACGGAACGGATTGTCAAAATTGGCAGATGTAAGCCCGTAAACCGAATTTATCGCAATTTTTAAGGCTTGGGCAAGGTCGGAGGCACTCTCCTCATCGGTCAAATATTTCGACAATGCACCGTTCAGCATGGTTTTGGCTCTCTTAAAATCCTTATGCTTGATGGCAATACGTGCGTCAAGAATATCTTTAAACCTTTGTGTGTATTCGTCACCAAATAAATTTTCGGCAACAATAGATGACGGGTGCATACTGGCAATATCCAACAGGGCGACATTTCCGTAAATGCCCGGCTCGGCATAGACGTAACCGCCCTCTCCAACCTCCTCGCCCCTGTAGGTCGATTTGCCGTTCTCGAATTTGTATTCGGGAAATATCGGTCTGTTTTTCTCGTCAAATACGGTATAATCGCCTGCAAACTCTCCGCTCATATTTCTGTATTGGAATTTACTCTGAGGGTGCTTGTCACTGCCGAATATAATGCGAGTGGTCAGACTGTTGGTTGTGTCATTTACAGTCATTCCTGCCACGTCTGCCAATATTTGCCGTGCCGTGAAATCGGCTTTTCGGGCATTGAATACCGCCTCTGTCGCTCTCACGTCATTTTCACAATATTCAGCTACTTTATTCCACAAATTTTCGGCTACGGGCTTATCCCATGCCAATCCCAATTCTTGATGATGTATGCCCAGCTCGATTTCAAATTTTTTCAAGCTCTGTTTTTTGCTTGAAAAGTCATATACATCGGTATATGAAACATTATATGCTTCACCAAAAAAACAATTTTTCTCGCCCGACACAATTTTCTGAGATAATTTATACAACTGTTCGTTGTTATACCCCATCAGACACGCATACAGCAAATGATTATCATACCTGCGGCAGTTAAACCCGACTAATCTGAATTTCAAGAGATTTTCAATATCAAGCCTTGACGGGTTTATCATTCTCACAACAGGCTTATTATCGCCCTCGATTTTGTAGCATACAACAAACAGGTTCGGAAACACTTCGGTATCAAAAAATATCATTTTCTCATTACTCTCAGTATTTTCCGAAATATCATCAGACTTAAAATGCATTTTGCTTATCAGTTTTAAGCAGTAGTCACTTTGATTTGTGCTGTTCGCACCGAACGCAACCACCGCATTTCTCATGTCCGACACGTCATAGTGAACCCCTCTGTTATAAGCGTCCTCCAACGTTTTGTAAATAAAATCAACGCTCGGCTTGGTGCTTGCATGGTATTCTTTGCACAAATTTTTCTTGATGATAGTTCTTATCGCTTTCTCATTTTTTATACCATCAAAATTTATCATTTTTTCCTCACTCCTCAACGGCAGTCCCGAATTTATCATGGCTATCGGCAGATTATTGCATTTCGTGAGCTTTCTCCTCAATGATGACTTCCCCGTGAAAACCTTTATTTCAACATGGTCATCATAGATACGGCTCAATTTATTCACGTCACCGTTATAAATATAATGCAGGTGAATGCCCGCACCGCTCTTGCTGAGTTCCGCATAGGTCTTTGGAAATCGGCTGGCGTATTCGAGATTTTTGGCAAAGGACTTGTTGCCGTTCTCGTCGGGTATGTCAAAATCAATGACTATGTGATTTTCGGGCACTCTCACATAATGCACTTCACTTGTCTTTATATCCGCAAGCTTTGTATTGACATTGTCCCATTTTTGTGAGGGAAGACCGTCATCATTGGCATATTGTGCAGGGTAGTCCTTGCACATTTCGTCAAATGCAGACACATTCCCTTTGAAGTCGATTTTGTAAATATCATTCTCACTCGTATCACTCACGACTTCAAATTTATCCGTCTTGAACCCCGAATAATAACTTCTCACTCTCGTGCCGTCGGAAAGTGTATATCTCTCACTGTATTCAGCAAAATAATTCTTCAATTCCTCTTTAAACAGCTTTTGAGAATACGGATATAACACCCTTGCTTCCTCACAATAAGATTTGTACATCTCCCAAGCGGATTTCAGTGAGGTGCAGTCCTCTTTCTCGAAAATATAATAATTCTCCATAATAAAATTATAGAAGTCATTCGTAGCCCCAAGCATGGCGGTCGGAATATAATTGTCATACAAGTGCTTATTATTCTCATAAATTTCAAGACAGTGAAACGCTATTGCACCAAGTTCAAACTGTATTTTATTGACAATGTCGTTGTATTCGTTTACATTGAGCTTATTTCCCGACGGCGTAACGTCAATCAAACGCCTTATCAAGCCCGACTTTGCGTCAGTGATTTTCACAGGCTTGTTGGAACCCATAAACAGAAAGCTTTTGAATTGACTCGAATATGCCGACTTAAATTTTTCATTCACAATCATCATTTCATGAGATACAAGACTGTTTAAACGGGTGTTGTCCTCAATTCTGGACAAGTCCCCGTCGTGCTGTATCGCAACAAGTGGATTTGACTTGAACGCCTCCAATGCAAACGAATTGTTGGAAGAACCCAATGCCTTTGCGTCAAAGACCGAATAATATCCGTCAAACAACTGCTGAATGATATTGAGAACGGTGGATTTTCCCGTACCTGCCGAGCCGTATAAAACGAGAAATTTCTGTATTTTCTTGCTGTCGCCCGACACCACCGCACCTATCGCCCATTCGATTTTCATGCGTTCCTCCGCAGAATATAACACCGACATAAGCCTGTCATAAGCCGAAATATCGCCTTTTTCAAGCGGATAGTTCAGCCTTTTGCTGGCATAGTCCCTTTTTTTGGCGGCAGTATTCGAGAATATAATTTTCTCGTCAAGCATGACAAAATTATCCCTCATCTGTCGCTGGCAGTATTTATGGAAAACGTCAATCATTCCGCTCTCGGCGTCCCACATATGCAGGACTTTCACGTTTTTGCCTGCAAAATCGGCTTTGTGTGCCTCTGCATATTCGTCTAACTCCGTGTCAATGAGTCTGAGAGCGTCCTGTTCCTCTTCCGACCACCGCCCCTTGTCCTCCACCCATATCGCATAAAAGTCACTGCCTCTTATCATCATATCTTCACTCTTTTTAATGATAAACTTCGGATAGATTTCCACAACATTGTTCTTTTTATGTCGGGTGGCGATTGTTAAAAAATCCAACATTTACATCAGTCCCCGATCTGCTGCTGCAACTTTTTGACCTCGCTTTTGAGCATCATGATTTCATCAGCCATTGTGTTGTGATTTTTGTACAGTCTATAGATATCGCAAAACGTCACGGCTGAAAATATCGCAAACCACACATTCATCTTCGTCTGCTTTCTTGTTGCCTTTCTCAAAGCAGACATTACTTTCGCTGTATTGTCACCATTTATCACACATATAAGTTTATCCATTTTGTTTTCTCCTTTCTAAATACCAACACATTTGTCGCCAAATATCAACGGTTCTCAAGTCGCAACTGCAATTATCTATTGTGAAAAATCCACCTTTCCCTTTTTTCGTATATCTGCGTTCAAGGCATTTGATAATTGCACGTTTAACATACTCTTCATCAAAATTTCCATCGCTCATCATATTGTTGCTTTGCAAGCAAAAAACAAAAAATTGTCAAGCGAAACGCAAAAAACGTATTTCTAACCTGACAATTTCTTTGTATAATTATTCACTTTAAAATAGCATTTAAAGAGCTTATAAATATCATTCTATGTTTTTATTATATCATATTTAAATTGATTCTGCAATGATTTTATAAACCGAAACCGCCTGCGAAGATTATATCATAATATCCTCACAGGCGGTTAAATTTATGACATATATAACATACGACAACAAATATTATGACGTATATGTCATATTATTTTTTTGACAATATTTGATTTACTCTTTTCTGCACTTCATTGTAGTCGTATCCCGCAGCGGTAAGTTTGCGTTCACGTTCAGAACCGTTGCCCCATTCGCCTTTAATGACTTCATGTGCAAGTTCATCAACTGTTTTACTGATATTGGCGGTGTAGGTAAGTGCAATCCAACCTTTTACACCGTTATACTCAATTAAACCCCATTTATGATTACCGCCTGATGTATAATTTGTCACTTTTACGAAAGAATTACATGGAACAGTACCAAGAATTTTATAACTCAGCCCTGCACCCTGTCTTATATTAAGACCGTCACTTGCAGTGACTTTCACACTGTAATCAACTTTCTTTGAGGAATTCAACTGATATATTTCAATCTCTTTTTTTGAAGAAGTGGCAGTTGATTTTTCGCTTTTCCAGAAAGGGCGGTAAAATGCATAAACGTTTTTGTCACTTAAAAAGCGTGTTTTTCTTTTGAATGAAGAAGTTTTTGCAAAATTGCCATAAGTGCCGTCAACATTGCCTTCAAGAGTTGTAATGACATTCCCGTTTATATTTTCAACAATTCCTATGTGGTCACAAAAATATTTGTCGTTGTTGGGATAGTCGGCATATCTCAGAAAAAACAAATCTCCCGACTGCACAGGCATTTCACCTTTTCGAAACCAAGTGCCGTATTTCTTATCGGAATATCTCGGGACAGTGCCTGCACCGCCCGTTATTTCGTTTATATATGTGCCGACAAATCCGCAGTCATTCATTATCGAACACACCGCAAATGCACACCAATCCACTACCATGTTAAGATACAATTTCGTATTGCATACAAAGTCACCGTTTTTTCCGATATACGAAACGGCTGTATTTAAAAATTTTTCTTTATCGGTCAATTACTTTACCTCGCTTTCAAATTTATTTTCGGTTGTATTTTTAAGCCGTTTGATTACCGCCATGAGAAACTTCGGCAAAGGCACGCCTATTTTTGCAAGATTTTCCAGAATGGAAATTATCTCGTTGATAATAAGCCATATCGTCACCAGCACCCCGAAAAATACCGTATAATCAAGCTTAATTCCGATTTGCCCCATGCCCGAATATATCAGCCAGTCTATGCCCATAGCAGCGGCTATTGCAAAAAGATAACACAACTTTTTTATAATTCCGAAAAGTCCTTTTCGGCTTGAAAGTTCGGCATTTATCCATGCAGAAACCAAGCCTGTCAGATAGTCTGCCGCCATGACAAACACAAGTATAATAACAGGTACTGCTATTATATTCATGTAATACACAAGCAGTGTTAAAAATGCCGAAAAAGTCACTTTCAAAAATCTGTTTTCCAT